GAGTTTGTCCGTGAGGCTGCTATGAGGTCGGACTATCTCATGGCAACGCTCAACCCGGATGACCCAGGGCTGGAGGTGTATAAGGAGTACATCAACTGTTCCAGGCCGCTGCCGGAATGGGCAGATGATACACCACAAGAAATTAAAGATGAACTGAAAGAGGAGCCAAAGCCCGGATGGGTGCATTGGTTCTTTTCTTTTGCAGATAATGCAGGGCTTCCAAAAGCTATGCTGAACAGGATCCTGAACAACACACCCAAAGGGACAAAGATCTGGAAGAATAAGATCCAGGGACTCAGAGGCAAAGCAACCGGTTTGATATTCCCGAATTTCGACCGAAAAAAACATGTAGTCACTGCGGCCTGGGTGAAACAGCAGGTAAAGGCAGGGAAAATAAGATTCAAGAAGTTCACGGCAGCCCTGGATACGTCTTACTCCAGCAAGTCACCGGATACCATAGCTATGATATTTCAGGGTATCACGGAGGACAGAGTGCTTTACACTCTTGCTGAGAAGACATACAACAATGCCGATCTGGACGTGCCGCTGGCTCCCAGTGATACAGCAATACGGTTTATTGGATTCCTCAATCAATGTAAAGATGACTGGGGACTTGCAAGAAATGTATTTGTAGATTGTGCAGACCAGGCAACCATTACAGAGTTGCGCAAATATAAGCGGCTGTACGGCTGCATTTATAATTTCGTGGACAGTTACAAGAGTGTGGTGATCATTGACCGTATCAACCTGCAATTAGGATGGATACAGCAGGGCAGCTATTATGTCGTGGATACCTGCGCAGAGCATTTGAGCGAGTTAGAACGGTATTCATGGGATGATGAGAAAGACATTCCCGAAGACCGAAATGACCATACGATCAATGCAAATCAGTATGCGTGGATCCCATACAGGGATATGATCGGATTCGAGGAGGCAGAGAAATGAAAGATATTAAAGAAGCAAAGTGTATATCAGAAACATGGATAGATATTTGTGGGGCTGAACATTGTATACACACAGAGTTATTTGAAGAAAAAGAGATGGAGAGAGCCGAGACAATTATAAATAGTTTAGCGGGACTTACAATTGAGTCGGCTCAGACCTTATTGCAGAAAGTTAACAAGTATATTCTGCAAACCCCATTCCATTAAAATGGCCTTTTAAATGGTTCAACTTTAGCAGTATCTTGAGATTCTGAATTAAGAAAGTCTAGTATTACCTGATAAGAAGTACGGTATTCTTTTACTAATATGTCAGCAGGTAATTGTTTGCCCGCCATGCGGGCTATAGCTAAGTCGTGAGCCAATTGTTCATTTGTCATATAAGTCATTCTCCTTTCTTTTGTACTTGGCATGCGGGCCTGTACTTAAATTATAGGAGATTTAGTAAAAAATAACAATAGGAGGCCAAGGAAATGAGGTGGACACAGAAATTGAATGAAAGCATTAAGCGGGGACTTATAAACTGGTTAAATGTGGTTCCGGCAAATCCACACAGTATCCAGATCAATGAGGTTTTGGATTTTGAGACCAATGCTATCCGTAACCGTATATGGTACAGAGGCGACAGCAGTGAGTTGGAGCAGATGTACCAGCAAAACCCAGAATGGGCGGACAAATACAAATTCTGGGCCAGTAAATGTACCCCTGGAATGGAAATGCGTAAGATCCATACCGGACTGCCAGGGTTGATCGTGCGTATATTATCCTCAGTTGTGTTGGCGGATATGAATGATTTTGAATTTGCAGATGCGAAACAGGAACAACTCTGGAAAGAGATAGAAGATGACAACAAATTTACGAAGAAGATGGAGAAAGCACTGAAAGAAGCTCTGTATATTGGAGATGGGGCTTTTAAAGTTACGATCGACACGAATGTCAGCGAATATCCAATACTGGAATGGTATCCAGGGGAGCAGATAGAAATTATCAGGCGGCGGGACAGGATAAGCGAAGTGATATTCAAGACGCCTTACAAAGACGACCACGGTAATGTTTATGTTCTCAACGAGAGTTATGGATATGGATATGTCATCAATAAGTTGTACCTGCGGGATAAACTTGTAGACATTAAAACAATCCCGGCGACAGCAAGTCTGTTGGACTGGAAATTTGATGAAAGTGTTATCCTTGCCGTACCATTGCAAATATATGAATCAGCGAAATACGAGGGCCGTGGAGGCTCTATTTTTGATGGTAAATTGGACAGCTTTGATGCATTTGACGAGGCGTGGTCGCAGTGGATGGATGCACTAAGAGCAGGCCGGGCCAAAACCTATCTGCCTGAATGTTTGGTGCCCCATGATCCAGAGACAGGGAAGCCCATCAAACCCAATATGTTTGACAACCGGTATTTTGCTGCTGACGGAGACATGCGTGATGGACAGAAAAATGTGATCAATGTAGATCAGCCAGTCATCCCTCACGAAAGTTATCTTGCCAGCTATGTGACAGCATTGGACCTCTGCCTGCAGGGACTGATCAGCCCTAGTACTCTTGGGATTGATGTCAAGAAGCTGGATAACGCCGAAGCACAGCGTGAAAAGGAGAAAGCCACCCTCTACACCCGGAATGCTATCGTAGAGGCACTGCAGGAAACCTTGCCGGATGTGGTGGCAACTTGTATCAATGCCTATAACTTATTGATGGGCGGAGCAGTGGAAGAAGTGAAGGTAAACATACCATTTGGCGAGTATGCCAATCCGTCATTTGAGAGCCAGGTGGAGACCATAGGCAAGGCAAAGACACAGGGTATTATGAGCATTGAGCGTTGCGTAGAAGAGTTGTATGGAGACACGCTGGACGAGCATTGCAAACAGGAGGAGATAATCCGCTTAAAAAAAGAGCAGGGCCTTATGGAGACAGAAGAACCCAGTGTTGCCGGTATGGATGGGCTGACGCAGGA